CTGTTCAGCCGAGATGCCGCGTCCGTTGAGGAATGCGACAAGGCGCTGAAACCGTTCCGGACCCTTCTGCGGGTCCACAAGCTCGGGTTCGATCTGGGCGAGCCGTTGGACCTGTTCCCGAGCGAACGCCTGGCGCCGTGCGACTTCCCGCTCCTTGGCTTCCCTCGCGGCCTTGTCGTCGGCTTCCTGCTTGGCGGCGCGAAGCCGCTGCAAGTTGTCGAGTTGGGCCTCGTGGCGAACCTTGAGGATCTGAAGCTGGTTGAACGCCTCTTGCGGATTGTCCGGGTGCTGGGCGAGGAGGTTCTTAAGCGTACCGTCCCAATCTACGATTTCGGGCCATTCCGGCGTGAACTGCTGTTCCGCCCGCTCCAGAAGGGCGTCGATGCGCTGCTTTTCGGCTTGGCGTTCCTCGGCGGCCCTCTGGGCGTTCTGGATAGCCTCCTGCGCCCGCTTTTCGGCTTCGCGGGCGTCTTGGATCGCCTTGGACGTGGCGGCGTCGCGGTTCTTCTCGTGGGCCAGGACGGTTTCCTGGATCTCACGAGGGAGGGTTGCGAACTTCGCCTTGTCGTCAGCGGACCAGAAGTGCGGAGGGTCTAGCGGTTGGGGCTTATCACCCTCCGCCTCGCCTTCCTGTTCCCCCTCATCGCTTGGCCCTTCGGCTGCGTCGGGGTCTTCGGGCGGCTGGTCTCCGCCCTCGATTTCGTCGGCCGATCCGTCGCCATCTCCGGCGCCGGGATCGGTGTTGTCTTCGTCGCCCTCGAGCGCTTCGATCTCGGGCGGGGCCTCTTCCGGGGGCGCGCCGGCCAGGATCGCGGCCACGGCGCCGTCAACGGATAGAGCCTCGCCGGCCCCACTGGCCGCAGCATCGTCGGGCGCACGCAGGATCGCGGCCCCGAAGAGCCGTTGGCGAAGGAACATCGTTCATCCGGGGTTGCGGCCCTGTGCCCTAAGGGACCTGGGGCCTGGAAAGCCGGCCGGTTAGGGCCGGAACAGGTCTTGCTCGGCCAGCGCGAGCCGGTAATTGGCGACATCGCCGGCAGACACGGCGTTCTCCAGAGACTTCTTGAGCGCGTCGATGATCTGAACACCAGTGATCAGGCGATCCCGCTTGGCCGGGTGCTCAGCGGGGGTCCTGATCAACTCCTCGATCATCGCAGCGCGGATGCCCGCGAGGTGGCGGCCCGTGGTTTCGAGCTCGACACGGGCGCGGCTGGCCTCGGCTGCGGCTTGGCGGTCGAGCGCGATGGCGTCTTCTCGGTCCATCAACCTGGATCTCCACCCGGCTGCACGTCAGACCCGATGCTTTGGGGCCGCGAAGCCTCGACGATGAACCCAGCAGCCCGCAGTTGCGCCTCGGCCTGCATCCGCTCCCGTTCCAGTCCGATCTTGGCGTTGATTTCCTCGCGTTGGAGCAACAGCTCGTTGGCGATCTGCTCGCGCTTCAGGTCCATCTCCGCGGCTTGGCGCTGCTCGTCCAGACGGAGCTTGGCTTCGGCCTGTTGCTGCGCGAGTTGCTGATCGGCCGCGGCCCTTTGCACCGCCAGTTCGTGGGCCTGCTGCGCCTGTTGGGCCTGGAGTTGCGCCTTCTGCTGCGCTTCGACCACCTTGGGGTCGGGCGGAGGCGGCTGCTGGGCCTGCTGCTCGATGGCTTGCTTCACCTCGGCGGGCGTGGCGAAGAACTTGGTCTTGAACCCGAGCTCCTTCGTCATCCGGTCGGTAAACCGGGCCACATCATCGCCCTTCACCAGCGGGCCATTCATGCCGCCTTGAAGCTGGATCGCCTTCTCCATGTAGCCGCCAAGCACATTCAGGCTAGCGATGCGCTGTTCCCTGCCGCCCGAGCCGGTGCCGACCTCGATCACGATGTCCTTGCGCTCGCCCCAGCGGGTCGGATCGACGTTGACCCACCTGCCCCGCATCCGGAACTTGGCCGGGCCGGTGGCGTTGGTCCTGATCACGTCATGGAGGCCCAGGAACAGGTCTTTGACGCCCGTCTCCGCCATCAGCTTGGCGATGAACCGGACCCGCTTCTGAGCCTCGTTGAGTTGCCCCAGCGCCCCCGAGGCGGTCTCGTGCAGCGTGTCGGGGTTCAGCCCCATGCTGTGGCGCTTGACGCCGCTGCGCTGCTCTCCGAGCGTGGAGACGTACTCCAGCGCGCCCATGACATCGAAGCTCAACTGGCCCGTGGTCAGCGGACGAACCGCAGCACCCGTCTTGGAGCGAACCGGCGAGCCCGGCGCGTTGTTCAGCAGGTCCGAAATCGTGAACGCGCTGGCGTCGTTCTCCGACACCTCCATGCGCTGGTTCATCGCGAACCAACCGGAGTCCAGCAGCATCCGCAGCAGGGCGGTCTTGATCTTCTGGATTTCCAGCAGCACGTCGGCCAGGGACCGGCCATAGAAGCGGTGCGGAACCAGATACGGCGTGATCGCCGCGAACGGAACGCAGCTCACCTTCTCCTTGGCCAGCAGGGTCGCTTCCCCGGCCCCGGTGACGACCTTCCACAGTTCCGGCTTGCCGTCGTCGTCGGCATCCACACGAACATAGTGGGCCACGATCTCGACCTGTCGCAGGCCGGGGTGGGTGTTCTCGGACGTAATCCCGTCGTCGTTCTCGCCCGCCGTGTCGCGGGCCTGCTGCATCGTCTCTTCGTCGTTGGCCCCGGCGCCGTTCCAGGCCGGGAGGTCGTGCACAAGATCGGCGTCGTAGCCCTGGGCGATCAACTCCTGCGCCCGCGGCCGGGAGCGCATCGCGCAGTAGGTCGCATCCTTCAGCCGCACCGTGTCCTTGGCGACCGTGAAGTCGTCCGGCGGGACCGCCACGAAGAACGCCTTGCCGGTGTTCTTGGTCTGGTGGATCGTGAAGCTGTAGGTCGGCAGGCTGATCGCGTCTTCCGGCGCGATCTCCTCCACGTCCTCGACCTCGAAATCACCGGATTCGGCCAACTGGAGCGCCTCAGCCAACTCCATCGCCGTCTTGCCGGTGAAGCGCTCCTCGTACTCCTCGGTCTCGCCGTCCCAACCGAAGTGCCAGACCCCCACCTTCATCAGGAGCGCGTCCTTGATGGCCGTGATCCCGTGGGAGAACCCGTCGTTGACCTGCATGATGACGTGGCGCAGGTATTCGGTCTCTTGCTCGGCCGCCTCTTCGTCCTCTTCGCCCACGGGCTGGAACGAGGCCACGTCCTCGCCGCCGAACAGGATGTCGGCAAGGTCGGGAAGCACGGTCTCCACCGCCTCGGCCACGTCCGTCGACACCGCAGACGAGCGGTTCGGCAGGGCCGGCGCGTCGGGCATGTCGCCCTTGAAGTAGTTCAGCGCCTTCTCGCGCTCGTCCTGCAACGTCTCGTCGTTAGCGAACCCGAACCCGATGGACTGGCGCCGCTGCTCACGGACGATGCTCAGGAAGTCCTGATCGCTCAGCGCGAGCTTGGCGCCCTCCGCGTCCTTGGGCGGCGCGTCAGTCATGGCGTCTCCCTCAGACAAAGGCGTGGACCGGAAGCTCAAGCTTTCCGGCCTTCGGCTTCACAACGGCGTGGCGGAGCATCATCAGCCCGTAGCGAGAGGCCGAGATGCGGTCGTCGCGCTCTTTCACGATCAGGCCGTCCTTCCGGTGATAGAGCCGGAACTCGTCAAACCAGCCCGTACAGGTGCGGAACACCTTCCACCGGCCAGTCTGCATCCGATCCAGCATGTCGATGACGCCAGCCTCGACGCCGTTGCCACCGTCTTCGAACGTCGCCTTCTCGGGCAACATCTTCAGCCCTTGAGCTTCGTACTGGCCCTTTAGCGCCTCGCCCGACCCCTTGTCGTGCTGCAGGCCGTCGTGGGGCCAAGCGCAGGGTATCCAGTCGCCCCACGGCTTGATCGCCGCAGCGTGGATGACCGGCGTAGCCTCGCGTTGGGCGTACTCCTTGCAGACGTAGACGACATCCGCGTCCCGGTCCCAGGCCAAGTTCACCGCCGCGAACGGGTGATCCCAGCCGAAGTCCAAGCCGTTGATCTGCGGCCAGTGCGCCGGGACGGCGAAGGGCTCGCAGACGATGCTCTCTTCCGTGACCGGGAAGACCCGCCCCGAGCCCATTGCCGGAACGCCCTTGACGCGCGCTTCCCGTTCGTGGGGCGGGTAGCTGTCGATGATCGCCTGGCGCTGCTCGGGCGTGAAATGCTCTGCATCGTCAATCGTGGCGAAGATGACCGTCCGGCCGCCAATGCTGCTCATTCACCACCCGGCTGATCTGGGCGACGGAGACGCCGTAGCGCTCAGCGAGGGCGCCCATCGTCACGGCGCCGCCTGAGTACCGCCGCCCGCCCTGCCGATATGACTCGCGGATTTCGCCAACCTGGCGCTTGGACAACTTCGTCGAACTGCACTGCTCACCCACGTGGTAGGTGCCGTGAGCCTTGCGATCCGCCTGGTTCTCAGCGGGCGTTGCCCAGCGCAGGTTCTCCGCGCGGTTGTCGTCGCGGCGCCCGTTGTTGTGGGCAACCTCATGCGCCGGGGTCGGCGGCGAACCGTGGAAAGCCTCGCAAACTAGTCGATGCGCCAGCACCTTGTGATGCTTACCGATCCCGTACCTGAGATAGCCGCGCGGATGTCGCAGGGGCACCTTGATGTAGTCGCCGCGCCGTAGCCGCCCAAGGTCGCTGATCTCGTATTCGGGGTATCGCTCAACCCGTCGCCAGGTTTCCATCTCTGTTAAGGAACATGGCGACGACATCGGAATATCCTTTGAGCGGAGTGAATGTCAGGTAGACGATGCCGCCGGTTTCGTTAGTCCGCGTCAGTCCTTCGATGTAGATGTCCATCGGAGGCTCCTCGTCTAGCCAGAGCACATCCAGCGCAGTGCCCTGCCACTTCTCTCGGCCTTTCTCGTACGACTTGAATTGCAAAGTGGACCAGCCGCCGCTCTCGTGCTTGACACTAACGGTGTCCACGGCATCCGCGATTCCACGTCCGGTGGAGACATCGCCGATGGCGTCGTAGGGGATGAACCCCGTGCCTCGCTCCTCCGGGCGGCTAGGTGGCCCCAAGAGCTTGTCCTGCACGATGTCGCGCGTGCTCTCGCTGGTAACGCCAGCCGCCCACGCCTTGATCGGCTTTGCGAACCGCTTGCCCTCCCACCATTCCGGGTAACGCCCGGTCAGGTGCATCGCCATCTCGGCGGCGCCGCATTGCGACTTCCCGAAGCGGTTCGCCGCCATCAGCAGCCGTTCGCGGAACGTCGCGCCGGCGTCGTGGAAGTCGAGCTGCTTCGTGTACGGCTCGTAGTGCTTGAGTCGGTTCCGGTCAGTGCGTCGTTTCGCTTCCGTCTCGGCCGCCTTCAACAGCGCCGAGAGCTGATCGCGCGGCAGCAACGAGAGCGGCGAGTTCGTCGTCGCCAAGCCCGTCAAACGCGCCCTCCTTGATCTCCAGCTGCTTCGGCAGCAGCGAGGCGATCACCTTCAGGTACTGGTCCGGCTTCTCTACGCGGACCTTCTCGATGGTCTCGGGTCCGTGCTTCTCGAAGCTCTCTTGGAGCGCCTGGACGAAGGCTTCGCCGAGCTTGTTGCGCGAGCCCTTGGGGCGGCCGGGATTGCCCGGCTTGAACTGGTATTCGACGGGCGGTCTGCCCTGCGCCGCCTTCACCCGTTGCTCGCCCGTAGTTTCGGGAGCCGGCTCGGCCTTCGATTTGGGTTTCGCCATGCTCAGCCTTGCTTGCTTTCTAGCGCAGGCATATGCTTGTGGTCATGACAAGCAAACAGAGTGCCGGCGGGTTCGCGAGGGCCGCTGCCCTGCCTCCAGATCGGCGGAGGCTCATTGCCTCAGCCGCAGCCCGCGCGAGATGGGCGGGGAAGTCTGCTTCAACGGACGAGGTGTTCGCCTACGTGATTGGCGCCGCAGATGGGCCGATGAAGGTGGGGCTGACTCGGCAGCCGGTAGAGCGGCGGGCCGCCTTGCAGGTTGGCAATCATTCCGAGCTGGCCATCCACCACGCAGTGCCCGTGCCTAAGGCTGATGCCAGAGCGGTCGAAGCTTACGCGCATTGGCTAATCAGCCACTCGTCTATCGGAGGCGAATGGTTCGGCGTCTCCATCGGCGACGCAATCGAGGCTGTCGATAGCGCGATTGCCGCCGTCGCAGCTGGTGAACGGGCACCTCGCCGTCCGAGCAAGCAGAAAGCGAAGCGTGAAGTCGCCCGTATGATCTTCGACCTAACAGACGACGACCGAGCCGCACTGGAGCGGGCCAGGATCGCGATGGGCCTACGGTCCCACGCTGAGACGCTTCGGGCGCTTATCCGCGGAGCGGGCGGAGCGCCGGCCAATGCCGAACCCCGTCCCGGCGCACCCTCGCCTACGCCCCATCGAGGCCGAGCCGTAGTCGCGCCGAAACCTCGGGGTGGGGCGGAGGTGGTTGTGTCGCGAAGGCCGCGCGGCTTCGACACAAGTGGAGAACCGATCTACTAGCCCAGGTGCTGCCAGTTGATCGTCACCGTGCCCCGGAGCAAGGCGCCGGCGTCGCCGGAAGCAGCCCAGCCGTCAGCCACGTTCAGATAGATCGTGTGATTGTCGGCGGACTCCACCACGAGCGAAGTGTCCACGCTCTTGGTGGTGGCGGTTCCGTCGCAGTCGGCGGCGGTCTGGCCGGTCAGGATGTTCTCGAACGCCGCAGTGCCGCTCAGGAGGGCGACGGCGCCGGAAGCAATGGTGGTGCCGATCCCGACGTCAGGGGTGTCGGCCGTGATGTGGGCCTCGGTCTGCTTGATCGAGACGGACATCTTGGTCGAGGTGATCCGAGCCGCGCCGGCCGGCAGGGTGTAGAGCAGCTTCCCGACCGCCAGGTTCGCGCCGCCAGCAATGGCCGGAAGCGTGGTGTTGATGGTCAGAACGGTCGTACGGGCGCCGCGGACGCCGTACTCTTCAGCGGTGACGCCGGAAGCAGGCGTGCCGACAGTGCCTTCAAGCAGGAAGGTGTTGTTGCGAGCCATCCGGCCCTCCTTGGTGTGAGTGGTGGATCGCCGGGGATGGCGAGGTTACTTGCCCAGGACAGCGGGCCTTCCGGCCGAGAGCTGCCAGCCAGGGACGCGGTACTCGAACTCGGCCGCCATCTTGCGGACCTTGCGGACCAGGGCGCGGCGCTCTCGGCTGTCCTCTGGATCTAGCGCGAGGTGCATCAGCTCGTGGACCAGTCCTTGGTCGCCCAGGCATTCGCGGACGGTCAGGGCGCCGGCGGAGATTCCGACGAAGGCGAGGAACGTGGCCTCGTGCGCCGCCCTGACCCACTCGCCAGCGTTGATCAGCTGGGCAAGGCGGTTGGGAAGCGCCGGGTCCTCGATCTCGCCCTCGACGTGCTCACCGATCCTGCGAGCCATGGCGATGGCTCGGGCCTCTGCCGCATCCTCCGCGTCGATATAGGCGCCGTAGTAGCCGTCGCCGTTGGCGTAGGTGGTTGCGAAGAGCGTCATTGGACGGATGGCGCGACCGACTTGTTGCCGCGCGTCGCTTCCCAAGCCGACCACAACTCTTGAAAGATGGCCTGGACCGAATACGCCTCGAACTCGATGGAGGGCTCTCGCTCCTGCATCTTGTCGCGAACCGCCTGCCAGATGTGGACCGCCTCGTGTACGATCAAGCCGGCGAGTTCGCAGACCGTGTGTTCATCCTCCGCCCCGTCGCGGACAGTGACGATGCAGCAGACCTTGCCCTTGTTGTCGAAGGTCGAGGCCCTGGCGTCGGTGTCGGGATACGCTACGTCGGCGCATCCCATCTTCCTCATTTCGCGCCGCCAGGCGCTCTCGGAAGGGCAGAAGCCGAAGTAGACCGGCTGCCAACCCCGATTGCACCAGATTACGCGATCAGTCGCCACGCCGCCTCACTTCACCCGCTGGAGCCGGGCGACGGGAGCCTCTTCAGCCTCCCCAGCCAGGAACCGGGCGAACATCTCAGCGGCCTTGCGGGTGGCCTCGGGATCGGCGCGGCTGGCCGTGACCTCCACAGCGCATTCAAGCGCCATGGCCCTGCGGACGTCGGGGTGAAGGCCGTTGGCGCTCATTGGATTAGCTGGCGCTCGATTTCACCAGCCCTCGGACGCCGCGGCGGCGGGGCTCGTGGTTGATCGCTCGCTGGTAGCTGGCGCCGTACGGCCAACCGCCGACCTTGAACTGAACCGCGAACGCCCTGGCGATCCAGTGCAGGATGAGGACGCGGGTCATTATGGAGCCGTCCGGGTTACGGCCGACTTCGCGATATTCGTCAGCAGTCATGCTCTCCCCGCGCAGTTGCGAGCTTCGGCCTCGGATTCGAACAGGTCGGCCAGATTGTCGCGCCAGAACCGGCCGTTGAACGCGCTGATCTGCTGGGCTCGCTCGATGCGGTAGAGGGCGCGGCGTTGTTCATGGGTCAGCGTCGCCAAGGCCACCTCGTGCTCAAGCCGAACGTCGCTGGCGGTGGCGTCCATGGTCGCCTCCGGTGTATCTACAATTTATCGCCCGTAGCTACGATTTGCCTTGCGTATCGGATGGCCCGTAGCTACAAATAGCCATGGCCATCGAGTTCGACCCCGCCAAGGACGCCATCAACATCGCCAAGCACGGCGTGTCCCTGGCTCGGGCGGAGGACGTGGCCATCGAGGTCGTGGTGGACGATGCCCGCTACTACGAGCCCCGCTTCCGCGCCTATGGGCTCTTGGACGGGCTTCCCTACTGCCTCGCCTTCGTTGTCGTT